ATATGTGTCACAAATCTTAAGCGCCGGCAGGGAAGCGACTGCCGATTTGTCGCAGTCCCAGGCAGATGCGCTCGAGAAATTGGTGAGGGGCGACGATGGCGAACCGAGGGATTGAAGGCATGGTTGAGAAGGTCGAAGGCGAGCCGCGCAAGCCCATTTCCGAGAACGTGATCGCGGAGGAGAACCGGGCAGCGCGCGAGGCGCAAGGGACCGATGACAGCCATGTCGTAGCGCGCGGCGAAGTCGATCCAGCCGCGGCCGACGGTGAGAAGCCGGAGCCGAAGGAACCACCCAAGCCTCGCCCGGGTCCATTCGAGGACAAGCGCGCCGCCATGATGGAGAAGGCGAGGCAACTGCGCCACGCCGCCGATGATGGCGAGCTCGTCGACCAGATCGCCGAATCACGAGCCAGCCGGTTTGCCCCTGAGACGCCAATAGGCGGACGGGAAGGCATCGAGAAGAAGCCGGAGTCTCCGGCTGCGCCAGTGCCGGGCGCCAAGCGCACGCTCACCGTGCACGGCAAGCCCATCGAACTCACCGAGGAGCAGATCGCGGAGCACGCGCAGAAGTCGCTGGCCGCTGACGGGATCCTCGAGGCCGCGAAAGCGGAGCGCAGGGAAGCGCAACAGATTTTGGAGGGGCTGCGAGCCGCTCGGGAAAACCCACCCGCGCCGTCAGCAGAGCCTCAGCCCGCCGCAAAGCCGAAGCCAGCAACCATACTGGACGACGCGAAGATGGCGGAACTCGTCGACCGCATTCAGGTCGGCGACCCGAAGGACGCTCAGGCGGCCTTTCAGGAATACGGCGACGCGATTGAGCAGCGCGTCCTCGCCAAGATCGGCAACATCGATGAGCGGATGGCGGCCACGGCCGACATCGTCAGCGAGAACCGACGCAGGCAGGACGAGACTCGCAAGACGCTCGCTTCGTTCGGTGACAAGAACTCCGAGTTCAAGGCTGACGAGGATCTTCAGCTCGCGCTTGCCGGCAGAACCCTGCGCATCATGCGCGAGGAAATGAGCAAGCTCGGCGTGGAAGATACTCACATCCAGGGTGCCATGCAGCGGTTCGGCATTGATCGCGAGACTGCGATCGGCGCCACGTACCGCAAGCTGTCGGAGGACGGCCACAAGCTGCCCTCGCACGGCGACATCCTCGAACGGTCGGCCGCGGAAATTCGGAAAGTGTTCGGCGCTCCTGAAAAGGCGCCGGCGCGCACCCCGTCACCAGAACCCCGAAATGACAACATGGCTGAGCGCATTGAGCGCAAGCGCGTGTTGACCCCGCAACCCCGTCGAGCAACACCCCCCAATTCGCCTGCTGGAGATCAGCAGGAGCGTTCGCAAGCGGATTCCCGCCTCAAGGCGGTCCAGCAAATGCGCGCTTACAGGCGGGGGCGCTGACCGGCATGTTCAAGGAATACCCGAATGACCGGGCAGATCTGGTCCGTCGACGTCAGCGGCGGCTTCCTCTATAGCGACAACCTCTCTGACTACCTGCGTTTCGAGCTTCAGCCGCGTACCAAGTTCCGCAACCTGTGCGACCCGAAGGACGACGCTCTCGGCCTGCACCGCGGCGACACATACAGATGGAATGTTTACAGCTCCATCGGCCAGAAGGGCGGACCCCTGCTGGAAACCCAGCGCATGCCGGAAACGCAGTTCACGATCGCGCAGCGCTCGCTGACGATCAACGAGTTCGGCAACTCGATCCCCTTCACCGAGAAGGTGGAGCGCCTGGGCGAGCACCAGGTGCAGGACGTCATCGACCAGACGTTGCGCGACGACACGCGGCGCCAGCTCGACCGCATGTGCGCCTACCAGTGGTTCCAGACGCCGTTGCGTGTGGCGCCGACGGGCGGCAACTCGGCGACGTCCGTGACGCTCACCACCAACTCGGCGACCGCCACGACCAACAACATCGGCATGAACAACGACCACGTCAAAGCGATCATCGACGTGATGAAGGAGCGCAACATCCCGTCCTACGAGGGCGACGATTACATCGCGCTCTCGCATCCGACGACGTTCCGTCCGTTCAAGAACGCGCTCGAGGACATCCACACCTATACCGAGACCGGTATCGGCATGGTGTTCGCTGGCGAGATCGGCAGGTACGAGTCGTGCCGGTTCATCGAGCAGAACGAGCTCCCGAAGGGCCACGCCAACGACGCGGCGTTCTCGGCGACTTCGTCCAACGTCAACTACGTCTACAACGCGGTCGACGATGTCTGGAACAACGCTGCCTCGTCATGGTGCCTGTTTGCGGGCGCTGATACCGCGATCGAGTCGCCGGCGGTGCCGGAGGAGATCAGGGCGAAGTTGCCGCAGGACTTCGGCCGCGACAATGCGGTCGCCTGGTACTACATGGGCCAGGCCGGGCTCTGCCACACCGACGCGCTGAACGCCAGAATCGTGCTCTGGGACTCGGCTGTCTGAGATCGTAGCGGGCCGGGCAACCGGCCTGCATCCTTTCACCTGAATGGGCTTTCGAGCCCGAAACGGAGACAGAAATGTCATACTCTGACGCCGACCGCATGGTTTATGCGTTCCCGGCCATCGCCTTCAGCGGCGGTGACAACACTGCCGGCATCCGCGGCCCAAGGGGCAAGGCGGGCAAACTGATCAGGGCGCACGTCCACGCCACCACCGCCTTTGCCGGCGCCACCACGCGACCGAAGCTCCAGATCGGCAAGCTCGGCTCGGTGACATCCCACATGAACTGGGATCTCGGCACACAGGCCATCAATACGGGCCAGTCGTCTGATGACAGTTCGCAGACGTCGAACCCGATTTCGCCGGTCACGGGCATCATCCCGGCCGACGAAGCCGTCCTCTGCTCTTTCATCTCGGCGACAGGCGGCGGCGCGGCCGGTGTCGGTTCCGTCGAGGTCTGCATCGACTGGGACTGGTGATCGACAAAGCCGGCCGCGATCCGCGCGACCGGCAACCCTGATTGAAGGAGCTTCGCCATGAGCGACAAGCGCCGCTACACCCCGGAAACTCCATACCCGAACCGCGACAAGCACTTCGACATGGCGGGCGACGTGATGGGGAATGCGGGCCAGGATGGCTTCACGGCGAAGTACCGCAAGCCGCTGAAGCGCGATTCCTACGACCGCAGCAGGAGCCCATACACCGAAAGGTTTGTGTGCGACGGGCTGCTGACCGAGGATGACGCGCGAATGCGGGATTCCGGCTACGGCAACCCCTACGACTAGAAACAAGGAGCCACGAAAATGGCATCGAACGACGTGTACGAAACCAATCTTTCCCGTGGAAAGACTGGCATCCGCAACACCGGCGTGGACAGCTCGTCCTACGGTGACACGAGCACCAAGGGCATCAAGAACAAGAGCATGAGCGGCGGCCCGCGCGACATCTCGTCGTCGATCGTCGACGGCAAGGTGCGCATGTACGCCGGCAAGAAAACCAGCACCACGCTCGAGTAGGCGGCTGCTGTCACAACAGGAGAGACGACATGGCGACCCCAAGGCTCAACAAGGAAGATCCGTCCTGCGGCCTGATCCACCCTCCTTACAACGGGGCGATCTACACGCAGGGCGGGCACTACTTCTCCGGTTCGGGCGAGTTCCTGTTCTCGGACGGAGGTGAGCCGGCTGGGGGCTCCAGCGTGGCGGGGGCACCGGCACCAGTGCGTGCGCCAGCGCTGCCGGGCGGGGCCGCGGGTGACGATCCCAACCGTGTCGTCTCTCCGCTCAAGCCCGTCGAGGCTGAGACGGCTGAGACTTCAGAGACGAGCACCGATGACAAGTCGGACCCGGTCAAGCCGTCCGATGTCGACCTGATGGCTTGGGTGAAGGGCGAGAAGAAGTGGCCGTTCTATGCGGTCAAGAAGCGGGCGATCGCCGAGTACCCCGACATCATCACGACCAACAGCCAGACGATTGCCGCGGGCTTGGTGACGGCCGGCTTCGTCGCCGCTAAGGACGTCAAGGTCTGATGGATTACACGACCCTCATCGGTGACGTGACGACGGTTGGCTCCATAAAATATGCAGTCAACTTCTCGCGCATCGATAGCGTGTCGATCCTGACGGAAGCGCAAGCCTTCATCTATTCCAAGCTGCGCGTGAAGCAGATGACGGCCGTCGCCGACATCGCGATCGCGCTCTCGGACATCTCCGCGCCCTACCCGGCCGGATACCTCGACCCGCTGCACTTGGGCATCCCCGGCATCATGCCGCGCATCAGGAACCGTGACATCGAGTGGTTCCGCAGCCATCTCGGCTGGGACACGAGCGCGATCCTGCCTGTGGCGCCGGCGAACTACTTCTGCGACTTCAACAACGTCCTGAACTTCGACACCAAGTCCGACGCCGCCTACACGGCCAAGATGACCTACTACAGGACCCCAGTGGCGCTCTCCGGTAGTGTCCTGACCAACTTCCTCACCGACCGCTACCCGACGCTCTTGCGCCGCGCCTGCCTCATGTATGCGGCCGAGGAGCGCAAGGAGCGCGAGCTCCAGCAGCAGCTCACGGTTCAGATCCTCGCCATGATCGACGACATCAAGGCCGAGGACGACCTGTCGAAGCGCGGGATGGAGTTCGACTTCAACTGGTCGGGAACGGATGACGACTGATGTCCTCGCTCACCGCAATCCTCCAGCTCATCGATCTCGTCCAAGGCGAATCGTCGTCAGGCTCATTCACCAACTGGGGTGACGTCACCGATGGCAACTTCGCCATCCTTGAGGCGACGGTCGGGCAGACCACGACAAAGGCCGTCACCGTCGCCGACGTCGCGCTGTCGACGGTTGAGGAATATTCACTCCGCATCAACACGACGGGCGTACTGACCGGCAACCGGGCCGTGACGACGAGCGGTCGCAAGGGCTTCTGGTTCGTCACCAACAACTGCACGGGCGCCTTCACGCTGACGTTCAAGCCGACGGCAGGCACTGGCATTGTCGTCCCGCAAGGCGGCACCGTCATCGGCGTGTGCGATGGCACGAACATCATCCAGATTGCCGGAGAATGGGGCTGGCAGCTAATCCAGACGGCAGCAACCACAAGCATCGGCGCGGCTGCTGGCTGGTACGTTCAGACAAATGGCGGCGGCACGATCACATCGTTCGGTGCCGGTACGCTAGGTCAAGTAAGGCTGGTGAAGTTCGGTGCGCTGGGCATTACGCACAATGGGACATCGCTGATTCTGCCAGGAGCGGCGGACATCCTTTGCGCCACGGGTGATGCTGGGCTGTTCATATGTGAGGGCGGAAGCAATTGGCGCTGCCTTTCCTTTGATCGCGCCAGTGGTGTGCCGGTCGGGTATCCGGCTGTGTCGGTCGACAACACGCTGCCGCGGTTCGATGGCGTTCTTGGCAAGCTGCAAACGTCAGGAATCATCGTTGACGACTCCAACAACGTTTCGGGCATCGGCACTTTTTCGACGTCAGGCACGGCCACCTTCGGCGGCGTAGCGCTCCATGCTGACGGCAGCGCGGCCAACCCCGGCATGGCGTTTGCCGCGCAGGGCGGCGTAGGTTTCTATCGCCCTACCGCGAGTCAGATCGCGGTCATGGCGGGCGGCTCAAACGAAGTCGGGCGATTCGACGGCGCGGGTGCCGGCAAGGGACTGCACGTCGGCAAGATCGCATTCGATCCAGACGTGATCGGCTTTTCTGTCGCGACGACAGGTGACACCCACAACACGGCCAATGGTGTCTCGGTCGGCACATGGACCAGGCAGGGCTCGGATGGCGCGCTGATGACGTGCCGAAAGGGCACATCCACGGTTGGCAGCATCAGCGTCACGGGTGCCGCCACGGCGTTCAACACGTCATCGGACAAGCGGCTGAAGGAGGACTGGCAGGCGTTCGATGCCGGCCCGACCATTGACAGGCTGGAGGTGTGGGACTTCGCGTGGAAGGCCAGTGGGGAGCGCGCCTACGGTGTGCTGGCGCAGGACGCGGGCGAGGTTTTTCCGCAAGCCGTCACGCATGACGAGGACGCCGACATATGGCAGGTGGACTATTCCAAGTACGTCCCGCTCCTGCTCGCCGAGATCAAAGCTCTCCGCCAGCGCGTGGCAGCGCTTGAAGCAAGGTAGATCGCGTGACCTTCGCGCCGATCCAAGTTCCACCAGGGGTGGTGAAGTCGGAGAGCGACTATGGCGCTTCCGGTCGCTGGATCGACATGGACCATGTCCGGTTCGATGGCGACAAGCCGCAGAAGATCGGCGGCACGCAGAAGCTTTTCACCGACACCTTCACAGGAATCGCGCGCGCGGCTGAGGCGTGGAGTTCCTATACCGGCGTGCAGTGCCTCGTATGGGGCACGGCCTGCACGCTCTACATCCAGCGCGAGGGCGTGCTGACTGCGATCACGCCGTACCGGCTCGACTCTACGTCGATCGCGCTGCCGAATCCCTTCACGACGAACACAGCCAACAATTTCGCGCTGGCCGGCGAGAACGACGGCTTCACCAAAGTCATGCTGCACATGGATGGTGTCGACGCCTCGACGACGTTTACGGACGTCAGCGTTGGCGGTGGCGTGCGCGCGTGGACCGCAGTCGGCAACGCGCAGATCGACACAGCGGACAGCAAATTCGGTGGGGCAAGCGGACTCTTCGACGGTACAGGCGACGTTGTCACCACACCAGACAGTGCTGATTTCATTCTCGGCAGTGGTGCCTTCTCGATTGACTTTTGGTTCAAGGTCAGTGGCGGGGATGGCACCAATTTGAACATGGCCGGTCAAAGCGACAACGGCCTTACGGCGGCGGACAGTAGCTTCATTATCCAACGAAGTTCATCTGGGGTTGTGTCCTTTTTCCTTTCCGATGGGGCGGCTTTTAATGCCGTCATAGCCTCTACCGCTACTTACACGACCGTCTCCAATCCAGGCTGGCATCATGTAGAGGCGACCCGGTCCGGCAATACGGTCTATCTCTTCATCGATGGTGCCTCTGCCAATACGGCAGTAACATTTAGCGGTACAGTCCCGAACAGCACGCAGATATTGTCTGTCGGCGCGCGCTCCCCCAGCGTCGCTGCGTCGTGGTTCGGGTGGCTCGACGAGTTCCGGCTGTCCGTCGGCGCTGCGCGCCACACAGCCCCCTTCACGCCCGCTACTGCGGCCTACAGAGGACAGACGCTCGTCAGCGTGGCCGACGCAGCGCACGGCATTGCCGCGGCCGGCGTCATCGTCAATTTCTCGGGTGCCGTCGCCGTCGGTGGCGTCACGATCTCCGGCGACTATGCTGTCACCTCGATCACCGACTCCAACAACTACGTCATCACGTACCCGGATGTTGCCACATCGAGTGCGGGGCCCGGCGGCGGCGCTGGCGTCATCGCCAAGTACACGCTGAACTGCGGCACCGTCAGCTCCACCTATCTCGTTGGCTGGGGTGTCGGGACGTGGGGCGTGGGCACCGGTTGGGGCACGAGCGCATCGCTCGCCTCCGCGCTGATCACGGAGCCTACCAACTGGTCATTCGATGTCTATGGCGAGGATCTGGTCGTCAACCAGTTGAACAACGGCATCTGGATTTACGACACGTCGACCGGCGCGACGCGGCCGAACGTGCTCACCAACGCGCCAGCGCAAGTGCGTTATGCCTGCGTCACCGCAGAGCGCTACATCTTCGCGCTGGGCTGCACGACGCTCGCCGGCCCGTTCGACCCAATGACCGTGCGCTGGTCCGACATCCTCGACAACACGATCTGGACGCCGTCGAGCACCAACACGGCCAACGAGCGCAAGTTGCAGGGCGGCACGCGGCTGATGGCAGGCACGAAGCTCTCGCCTGGCGTCACCGTCGTTTGGTCGGATTCCTCGCTGTTCCTGTTCCAGTTCACAGGCACGACGCAGGGTGCGAGCCCGATCTACTCGAGCCGTCAGGTGGCTGACAAATGCGGGCTTGTCGCGCAGCACGCATGGACGAAGGCTGGCGGCAAAGCCTACTGGATGAGCGACAGCAATTTGTGGATGTTCTCGGGGTACGCGCAGCCGATCCCGAACGTCAATGACGTCCGAAGCTGGGTGTTCGACAACCTCAACAAGTCGCACGTCACCAAGGCGTTCGCCTTCTACAACCAGACATTCAACGAGGTCTGGTTCGTGTTCCCCGGCCTGGGTGCGACGGAGCCAAGCCTGTACGTGGCGGTGCAGCTCGACAGCTATGCGTGGATCCACGGGACGTGGGATCGCTCGGCTGCGGCGACCTATACGACCAGCGAGAATCGTCCAGTCATGTTCGGAACCAACGGCATCGTCTATCTGCACGAGGTCGACGGGCTGCCGACCAACGATGGTGCAGCACTGCCCTTCAGCATCGAACTCGCACCGACTGATGTGCAGGGTGGCAACATCTCAGTCGACATTTTCGGCTTCATCCCGGACTTTCAGACGCAGGGCGGGACGCTAAGCCTCTATTTGTACGGGCTCGACCATCCTCGCGATTCCATCGCCATGAGCGAGACGCTGGCGATCGCGCCGACGGACAAGTTCGTGGATGCGCGGTGCGCCGGACGGCAGTTCGGCATGATCCTGTCCAGCTCAACTACCGACTGTGACTTCCGCATGGGGAAATGGGGGCTCGACGTTGAAGGCGCCGGCACCAAGCGCGGCTCGCGGGCGGCGACATGAGAAGGGCCAGCATCGGTTCGCCGCCCTCTGGGGCGAAAGACCAGACCGTCGAATGGCTGATCCAGGCTGTTCTTGAGCTTCAGAACGCGAGTTTCGAGAACACGCCAGAGCAGTACGTCCAAGCGCCGCTTGCGGCCGTAAACGATAATGCGATCGCCCGATTCGATGGAACGTCGGGCCAGATCATCCAAGGTTCGGCCGTCACGATCGACGACAGCGGAAACATAGCCGCAACGAATCTAGTCGCGTCCTCGACGGCCGCCAATGATCTGGTTACAAACAACATGGGGTTGGTCGTCGGGGCCAGCCTCGCCAGCTTCAGCATTTCTATCGCTCGCGCCAGCATCCAGGCTCGTAACAACGGTGCTGCCAGCGGCCTCAGCTTAAATGCCCTTGGTGGCGCGGTTAGCTTGGGTTCAGCCGGGCAACTTGTCACTGCTCTTGGTCAGTTGAGCGGCGTAGGCACAGCCACGAATGACAGCGCAGCAGCCGGCTACATCGGCGAGGTGATCTCTTCCACTGTCGCTTCCGGTTCCGCAGTTGCGCTCACATCGGGGGCGGGAGCCAACGTCACTTCGATATCGCTCACGGCAGGCGATTGGGAAGTCACCGGCAGTGTTGGATTCAACCCGGCCGCCGCGACATCGATCACGCGGCTTGAACAGAGCATTTCGCAAACCAGCGCGACGGTTGACACGACAGCGGGAAGCTACGCCTCGCTCACCATGGCTGCAATCGTACCCGGTGCGTCCGCAACGGCTTTTGTGCTACCATGCTTGACGCAGCGGATCAGTCTAGCCTCGACCACGACCATCTATCTCGTTGCCCGCGCCGCATTTACGGTAAGCACGCTCGGCGCCTACGGAGCGATTCACGCGCGAAGGATGCGTTGAAATGGCCAATACGCAAACGCAGACCACCACGATCCCGTCCTATATCTCGGACCCGACCAAGTCGGCGCTGTCGAGCATTCAGACGTGGCTCAAGAGCCCGGGCAATTACGTCTACGGTACCAAGCCCGGGGAATCGCTCTACACCGACCTCGCGCCGGACCAGAAGAAGGCGATCGGCAACGTTGACTGGCTGTCGAACCAGAATCTCAGCAAGTTGCTCGGGTTCGACACTGCGGGCTCTCTCTACAAGCAGGGCGCTGACTTCAAGCCGGGCAACTTGACCGACGAAAGCGGGTATCTCGGGCCGATCAGCAGTGAGATAAACCCGTATTTGCAGCAGGTGCTCGACCCGCAAATCCGGGAGATGAACAACGCCTACGAGCGCAGCACGCGAGATCTCGCCGGCAGCGAGGCAATGTCGGGCTCCTTCGGTGACGCGAGGCATGGCATTGCAGAGGCGCAACTCGGCGAGGCGAACCAGCGCAACATCGGCGACGTCACCGGCAAGACCTATGCCGATGCTTGGAACACGGCGATGGGCATCCGGGCGAGCGACCGTGAGGCAGCGACAGGCGCCAACCAGAACAAGTTCACCGCGGCGGGCGGCATTGCAGGGCTCGGGCAGAACTACCTCGAGGACTTCCTCAAGACCAACGATGCGCTGTTCAACGCGGGCGGGGTGACGCGCGATGCGAACGAGCAGCGGCGCAAGGCTGTGCAGGACTTCCAGACCGCGCTTTCGAGCAAGGACTACACCAGCGCGTTGAAGCTGCTACAGGCGATCACAGGCAGCGGCACGGTGCCGACAACGACGACGAACACGCAGAAATCCTCTGACGGTTTGTGGGGGATCCTTGGTTCAGTGCTCGGCGCGGCATTGTAGGAGGGCGAGATGGCACTGAACGCGATCGACATGCTCTACAAGCTGCTCGCCGGCACGGGACCGACCGGCTACAACCCTGCCATCCGGCACAATCTGGGGCTCGACATTCCGACGGGCGGCGCGCAGCCGGTCAGCGGCATGACGAAGTATGTTCCGATGCCCGGCGTCACCGGCTACAAGCCAAAATCGCTCCCCGTCACGCCGTTGAAGCCGCTATTGCCGGCCTACGTGGCACCGAAGCCGCCGATCGTGCCTGTGGTGCCTCCTGTCGTGCCGAAGGTGCCTGTGACGCCTGTCACTGGCGGAGGTGGCGGCGGGACGTTCCAGTGGGTGAACGGCCAGCTCGTGCCCGTTAGCGGCGGCTTCGGCGGCGGCGCGAACTTCAGGTGAGGGATGGCAATGGCCGGTCTGCAAGACTATCTGCCGATGCTGCTGAAACTCCTGACGGGGACGGGAGCGATGGCGCCGATCACCGGACCAGCGATGCTCGCGGGTGGGGGCGGTGGACAGGCGCAGGCGGCTCCGATCGTCGACATGGGGATGACCGACCGTCCTCCGCCAGTCGATCCCGGATACATGCCTCCGCAGGCACCGCAGCCACAGCCCGTTGCGCCGGCCGCGCCGCCGCCCGACATCTTTCCGCCAGCCCCGGCCGCGGCGCCTCCGCAGGCTCCCGGCTTGCATCAGGGGATGCTCGGGCGGTTGCTCGGGCTCAACCCGGAAATCTCGCAGATGCTCCGCGCGGCCGGCGCTGGCATGTCGAACCTCAAAGGCAACCCCTACGGCGATCCGTTCATCACGGCGGCGCAGGGTTTCGGCGGTGCGCAGGAGTACCAGGCCGGTCAGGACACGGCATCGGCCGCAGCAGCGGTCAAGGCTGACGATACCGCATACAGCCGTCAGAAGGACGCCGCCGATCGAGAGATCCGGCGCATGACGGCGGAGCGACAGGCGACGTCGGCTGGGTTGACGGACCAGAAAACCGCGCTGGAAATCCGCCGCTTGGCGCGGAGCTCTGGCGTGACCCCGGATCAGTACCTTCGCGCGCGAGCGCAGGCGCAGGCCGATGCCGCCATGCAGATCATCCCGAAAGAGGATCGCGCTAACTGGATTGAGACGCACACCCAGGAATTGCTGGACAACGCCACCAAGGCGGGCGCTGAAGGGCAAGGACTCTCTGGTGCCGGCGCTGGCTTGTCGGCCGCCCCGACTGCGACCGGCCCGAACGGTGAGAAGGTCATTCTCCGCAACGGCGCATGGGAGCCAGCGTGACCGACGTCGCTCTCCTCAAGCGACCTGACGCAATTCCCCCTCTGCCACCCGGCTTTACGCTGGATCAGCCGAAGGCGGCTTCCGGCGTGCCGGCGCTTCCCCCTGGTTTTACGCTCGACCAGCCTGCCGCACCCCCGCCCGGCCGCGTAGGGATGACGCCACAGCCGGGCGCACCAGCGTCGGCCGATGTGGCCGCGTCCGCCGACGCTGGCGGTTCATTCCTTCCCGAAGTCGGCAAGGGCGTTGCGGGCGGCGCGGTGAGCACCACAGGCACGATGCTCAAGGGCGCTGCCGGCCAGAACGAGGTGATGATCGAAGGCGCCTCAGACGCGGCCAAGGGGCGGCTGCGCATCATGGATGCGCTCGACAGGGGCGAGAAGCTGCCGTCCAACGCAGGATGGGGCGACGAACTCGACACGATCAACCTCTACCCGACTCTGACGCCGGAGGAGCGCAAGCAGTTCCGGCAGAGCCAGGAGCGCGTCATCAAGGCCGCGCCGCCCGCGCAGGATGTCACACAGACGCCGCTCTACAAGTCGGGCCAGAAGATTGAGGACTTCTCGGCGGAGAAGTTCAAGGCCGCGAAGGACTACGAGAACTCATGGACGCGGACGCTCAGCGAGGGATTGGGCTCAACCATCCCGTTCGTGGCGGGAGGAGAATGGGGGGCTCTCGGCGGCGGTGCGGCGGCGAGCGCCGGCCAGCAGGTTGAGGACGCGGTCAAGCACGGTGCGACCAAGGAACAGATCGTCCAGGCCATCAAGCAGGGCAGCATCCCCGGCCTGACGGAAGAACTCCCGCTCGAGCATCTGTTCGACCGCGTGCCCGTCGGATCGTACGGCAAGCTGGTGAGCGCTCTCATCCGGGTTGGGAAGCAGCATCTCGCCGAAGCCGGGCAGGAGGGGATGCAGCAGTTCATGCAGAACCTCATCGCGCGCTCCATCTACAACCCGGAGCAGGACATATTCGAGCAGGTTCCGCAGTCGGCCGCCGTCGGTGGGTTTGTCGG